TTGTCCTCTGTGTGAATACCCAATACACGGACACGAACCCTGCCTAACTGCTTGGGATCTGATCTGCTCTCTACGACACCGTAATAATTTTTCATGTTACTGCTCTTTTTTCAGCCGTTGGGCTGTCTGTTTTAAAGGACTACGCTTACTATTCTTTTGATCTTTTGCGTATTTCTGCTTCCAAGGCGTCAGCCCATCATTTGAAAACTCCCCTAGATTGTAATAGTCAAAGAAATCAACGACTTTAGCGTTACGCAATGCATGTATTCTATTCCAAATCCAGTCTCTCATTAACCTGTCTCTCCCTCGTCTGATTCCCCTATATAGGCACTTCCAAGTACATCTATGGTTACATCTTGTGGCTCTACATGTACTGTACGATCTTCGATACTCTCATCTCCTCTAGGTAGTGGTAATCTCATATCATTTCTCACACATTTAAACGTACATCCGTAAGTGTTCTCGCTAACACTATGTACTAAATCTGTTATTATATATCGCCCACTCAAATAGAGGTCATATACACGATCACCTGGATTGTCAATACTCTCATAGGTGGGTATGTTTATGCCTACAATGTCACCGGCAGCAAGATTAGTGTTTCCAGGGACACTCACAGATAACACAATTTGGTCATGATCTAATTTATCGTGTAATCTATCTTGGTATATACTGTCGTTATTATCGTAACTCTTTTCATCCGTTGCGGACTGCGTGTGTAGAGACTTGTCAAAAGACGATACGAAAACTCTGGCGTCCTTATAATCGGTGAAGTCCTTGCCCGTAGCGTCTTCGGGTGTTTTGGGAAACATCGGAAAGCTCTCACCTTCTGTCGTAAATCTACGTTTAAACTTCTGGTCGTAATCGCTCTCTTTGATTGTGAGGTTCTTATCTATTCTGCTATAATTGTAGTGTTTGCTACCAAAGAAACCACTGGCGTGACCGGCTAGTGTATCTTGTGTTTTGTCTATACTATACGATATAATCTTTCTCATATCTTCGTCAACAACAATTGGTTCGCCTGCCGGATTGACGTAATAGTCTATCTTCATAGGTACATTGTCTGTCTTTGTTCTATGTAAACTTTCCCATGAACGAAAGTGTATACCTCTATGATTTTCATAGAATAGATAACCAGCGCCATTGAAGTCTCTTGATGACGTTCTATGCGCTAACATGTGTAGATAATCATATGGTCGCATATTGTTACCTAGTAGTTTGTTATTTGTACTCGTAGGTTCTACAAATAGTTTCTTTTTTGTGTTTACTATATCACGCATAACACTTGTAAATATCTGATCACTACCACCCTCTATGGCGTTTTTGATTGTCGTTCTTGAATTTTTTACTGCCTCTTTTGTTGTAAAGTGTAGTGTATAAATCTGTTCTCTTTCTGCGGTTTCTTCGTGACCTGCGACTTTGTATATTCTCATGCGATAAGTACGAAAATCTATCTCCTCATTTTCTGGTAAAAAGAGATTGAACTCTATTTCTTCTTGACCTATAATGGGTGCGTTTTGTTTGTGGTTGGCACTATCTCGTATGACTAGATTACCATACATGTTTGGACTATACACACTCTCATAAATGTTTAACTCTAACATCAATGGTCGCAAGTCTATTGGATCACTTGCGGAGTATAGTACAATAGGCCCTAGTTTATAGTCACCTGCAAATTGCAAATCTTTTGCCATATTATCTTCTTCGTTTGATTAGTCTCTCAAAATCTCTTGTAAATTGTTGTATGTACGCTCTATCTAAAAGACGTATTTGTCTCTTGTTATCGTTGAGGGTTTGTTCATATTCGTAGTTTGTTATCGCTGTAGCGCCATCTGTGTCGCTAGAAACAGTCAATTTTTTTGTAGTATCGCCAGATGTTGCGTTAATCTCATGGTGATGTGTACCACTGGGATTTGAATACTTGTCGTTTACAAATTGAGATAACGCAACTTGGTCTAGCGGCCAATCATAACGGGAGGTTATGTTGTTAATTGTCACTACAACCCAATGTAGTGTGGAATCACCATAGTATTTGTGTGCGACCATATCTGGTTGATCGCCGTCTTGTACTGTATAATTGTCAAAGACTAGCGTATTTGCTCTCGCATTGCCTTTCATATTGACACGCCTTAGAATGTCTGTTATAAGTGTTCTATTCTGTGTATCAGATAAGTCATAACCATAGTTAGGAAATTTACTAAAATAACTCATTACTTAATGACCTTCTTTAACCATAGATACAGAGCATAACACGCAAACAGATATATTGTTGCGACCCCTACATCTAATATATGTTCTCTCATATGATATATGAACTCAATACCTGCCTGTACATCACCCATACTCTCACCACCGTAGTTATTCTCTACTACCTTTGTACCCTCAAAATTTTCAATAGTCTGCTCCATTAGAATCCTTCTGCGATTTTCTCTTTTGTCATTATTTCTGTTTCTGTAAATGTTAATGTCATATTAATTTCACTTGGTGGTGGTGCTTTACCTCCTGGTGCTTCTATTGGTTGTAAAAACTGTGATTCGCCACCTGGTCCATAATTTACATCTAATTTGTTTAGTACACATGATGAGGCAAATGGTATCCACGCATTTTCTACACCACCAAACATAAATTGCAAATCAAATTCACTAGGGAATATTAAATGTCTACCTATATTTTGACCTGGTGTTCTTTCTGGTAACATATGAAACTTAAATAACTTGATTATTGCGTCAACTGTTCTAAACTCACTCTCATTTCTAGGCGTAAATCTAAAATTAAAATTAAAATTACGCAAGTCAACACCTGTAAAGATAGCCTCTAATGCAGGATTGATTGCCTTACCTAATATTTTTCTTGTTGCACCTTCTACATCTGCGCCTGATAAGAATCCAGCCACTTTAGTGGTCAAACCTACAGCCAGAGCGTCTGCAATTGTGTCTCGTACTGCAGCACCAGTACCTGCAGCTTTTAATTGTGACACTAATTGATCAATACTTGATACGCCAGCCAAGTCTGGTGCAAGAACACCTGCCATGCCTAACTCGCTGTTTTTATAATTAGCACTATATTCTGCTTTTAAACCATTTGGCATATACAAAGCAATTGTATCTTTTGTTCGTTTTAGTCTACCACTCTTACGCAAGCCACCACTTATACTTTTTGATAAACTATCATCTTGTCTTTTAAATATGTTAGCAATGCTATCATCATCTTCTTGACGCACTACACCTTGACTAAATTGTAAACTTGCTTTGTCAATTGTCTTTGTTTCTGTTCTTTGAAAAGGTGTGCCTGCAGCAATAGTTTCTTCTACCTCTTGTGGACCATGATACTTTGAGTTGGTACGCTCAAATATATGAAATAACATATAATGGCCAAACTCTTCCGTAGTGCCTAAATCTAAAGGATATCGTAGTGAGCCATATGAGTATTGATTTTCATTTGATGTAGCAAGAGGATCTGAATTAGAAAATTCTTTTCCTCTATTATTACGAATAGGTGCGGATGACGCCACATTAGTTGCGCTTCTGTTTAGTACCCCACCTACCAGTTTGTTTATTAGTCTATCTGCAATACTTGCCATAAGACTATTTATGTGTTATAGTGGAGGTATTGTTGACCAATGTTTAAGTATATCTTCCGTGATTATTTGAAACCCATAACCTTTTTTATCACAATACTTTTTACATGCTTTCCACTTGGCGTCATTGATTACATATTGCTCTGCATTATACTTCCATGTTTTAGTCTTGCGTTTTGGTACAGTAGGTGGTATGGTGTGTTTCTTTGGTTTGATTTCCCATACAGTTTCTATAATCTCACCCTTATTGTTTCTGTATCGTAACCAACAGTCTGGAAAGTATCGACTTATTCTATTCGTAAGTGGATGACGATATGGTACAAACATTTCTTCACTTGCCCATTTGAGTATTGATGAATTAGTGTCAAGATACTTGAACACAGTCAATTCCCATGAACTACGATAAATAATATTCGTAGGATCACCCTTATATTTTGACGGATTCTTTGGTCTAAACTTACCTTGTACCAGGATTCTATTAGAAATTCTTTTTATTTTTCTCATTCTAATTATTTAGATAAATAGTTGGATGGCAAGTATATTTGATACAATTAGACAAGCGGCAGGTGATAGGGATTTATCTATCAATTGGTATAAGAAAAAGGTAGCAGACTTATCAAACAGAATATCTGCAGCTCGTCTTATGCGTGATAATAAATTAAAGAAAGCACCTACATTTAATAAATTACACTTCTTTAGATATGATCCTAAACTTAAAGCAACATTACCATACTATGATACGTTTCCACTTGTCATGCCAATACAATCAGCACCAGGTGGTTTTTTAGGTATTAACTTTCATTACTTACCCATACCACTTCGTATGAGATTATTAGAGACATTGGATAAGAGAGGTTTTAGAGGTAACTATAGCAAACTTAAAAATATTAGAGAAGTTAAACCAACAATCAAACACTATCTACGAAGACAATTCGTTAGTGGTTTTTTAGAACTGGAAGAAGATGATTATGCGCCTGCAATCTTTATGCCAGTGGCACAGTTTAGAAAAGCAAGTGCAAGTCAAGTATGGCGTGATAGTAGGAGAAAAATATAGTGGCAATATTTAGAGGCGGTAAAAGATTAGGACCCTTTGATATAAGAATAGGGTTACCAAGAGGTAGAGAGTATGATAACATACCTGGTGATCCTAGATTAAAGCAAAGAGCAAATCCAGAGACAACAATCAATCGTTTTAGATCAGCGATCTCAAAAGGTGAGGGTGTTGCTCGTAATACTCGTTTCATAGTAAATATATCGTTACCAAAAGGTGGTCAATTAAAAGAAGCAATAGAACCATTATTTTTTGAAGGTACTGGTCAAGGTGTAGGACCTGCAGGTAGATATGGCACTACATTCAATTATGAAAAAGATATGATGGATAATGTAGCGTTGATGTGTACAAACATAACAATGCCAGGTAGAACAATCAATACAAGTCCATATCGTATTGCAGGTGCCCCATATAAATATCCAACACAAGTACAATATTCAGATATTACTGCTACTTTTATTGGTGATAAATTTTTAAGATTGAGAACCTTTTTTGAAGCATGGCAAAATATAGTTTACAATAA